GTTAAGATAACAGTAAAAACTAGTAATAAATAACTGTTGCTCATTTTCTGAAAATGATGTTTTAATCATTTCTAGTAATCTAACATTATATGTATTGGAAAGTTTAGTAATAGGATTACTTTCAATAAGCTCAACAATATTCAATTCGGTTGCCATTTTGTTATACTTATATATCATTAAGCATTTTTAAGCTGTTATCGCTTATTATTATTTTAATAAGCGATTTCTATATTATTTAGAAATTAATTTTTAGTTACTAAATAGTATTTTGTAAAATTTAAAGAAATGTAATACAAATAACGAGTAAATGTTTTTAATTTGAGTAAGCAAGTCCCCCCATTCCGCTCATAATTCTTAAAACATTATAATTTGTGGCGTACACGCGAACGGTGGACGACAGGTTAGCGCCAACAGCGTTGTTGGACACCGTCAACAACAGCGTGGTGTTGTCGATACGAGACAAGTTGCACGTGCCACTGGGTTGGTGCTGCTCAGGCTGGAGGGCGAATGAGTACACGTTGATACCAACAGCGGGGATGTTGGTGTGGTGCTGGAACGGTTGAACCAAGTTGAAGTAGTTGCCGTCGCGAACCTGGAAGCGGTCGTGGCCGTTGAGCTGGAGAAGAGCCGTGATGGTCGGGTTCTTACCAGCCATGCCTTCAACACGGGTGACGGAGTAACCAGACTCCAAAACGGAGCGGTCCCACCAGTCAGAGTAGTTGAAGGGTTGCTGACCCTTCCAGGGGTTGATGACAGCATCATCGCACGAGACGTATGAGTCACGCTGAACGACCCAGACCAACTCCTTGCAAGGGTGGTTGAAGTTCAGCTTCAACTTGTTGGCGCTGGAGGTGATGGATTCACCGCCAGTGAACTGCAAGACATCGATCAAGTACTCGTGGGAGACTTGGGCGAACTTGCGGCGTTCATCAGTGTCCAAGTAGATGTAGTCAACGTACAAGGAGGCAGCAGCCAAACCGCACTGGCCGACACGGTTGCGGACAGCGTGAGGGTCGGCGGAGTTGGAATAGTCCCAGCACAAGTTGTTCAGGGAGTTGAATTCCAAGTTGATGCGGACCTCGTGGTACTGGAGGGCAATCAGGGGGAGAGCCAGACCAGGGTTGCGGCAGAACCAGAACTGCAGAGGGATGTACAAAGTGTACATAGGGGCGCAGCTGGTAATGACTTCGGAGGTGAGGGGCTCACCGCCATAGCAATCATTGTCGCAGCTGGAGCCGCCCTGGTACAACAAGTTGGTGAGCTCAGGGACGTTGCCGACCATCTTGGCATAACCAGCCTGTTTACCAGCCTCCTGGGTGAGTTCGTTCCAGATGTGGAGCCAGTCACCATATTGCTTGTCAATGCGCTGACCACCAATTTCGATTTCAACGTAATCGATGAGGTTGTGACCGATCCAGTTGAGCCAACGGAATTGAGCACCAGAGCCGTCTGAGGATTGAAGGGAAACTTGAGGGAGGGTGGCCTGGAGGTACATGCGGTGGATCAAATCACCGTTGCGCTGGATAGTGCAGGTGACCTTCTTGCCGAAGTTGGGAGCACCGTTAAAGGGGTTCTCAATGGACTCCATGGCGAAGTTAGTGTGACGGCGGTACACCACCTTAAAAAACGTGATTTGAGGGTTGCCAGTCAGATAAACGTCCTGAGCACCATACGCTACAAGTTGCATTAGCCCACCACCCGTCATGAATTATTATACCTTGTCATAAGAAAATAATTTTGCAAAAACACATATTTATCTAAAATTTAAAATGTGTCGGAGAGTTTACTTTTATAAAATCAATCAATAAAACGTATATATGAAGTTTAAATAAGAAAATTATACGCATATGATGTAAAATCTATTCCTGTGAGGAGAAGCAAATGATAACACTGTATGAAGACATTGGATTTTGGAAAATAGTTTTTATCAGTTTTAATCCAAATAATTACACCGTTGGAACAAATATATTTTGTTCACTGTTTGGATATACACCAAGTGGTCTTATAAAGATCGATGATGTATAATTGGTTATGCGAATAGATAATCGACTGGAACCTGCGGAACAGATTGCAGTCGAGTATTTGTTTTATGGAGATATATAACATATTTACTTACGAGACCTACGTGATTTATTAGAGCGGTGCTTTCGTGTTTTGCGTCGGGAAGAGCAGTGCTTTCGTGTTTTGCGTCGGGAAGAACGATTTTTTTTGCGTCGGCCTCCATCATGTGGATCTTCATTTGGATAATCATCCACTAAAGGTGGCATATGCCCAAATTTTTTAAAGTCCGCCTGTGAATTGGCGGCACGTTGCCGCTCCTCTGCTGTTTGCGGAGGTCCACTAGTTCGAGTAAGGGGAATGGGTCCAGAAGGAGGAGGTCCGTAGGGATCAGTAGAAGCTGACATAGTTCTACTTTAACCGCATAAAAAACTACCGACCTAAAACCATTCCACCGTTACCGTATCAGCCATGAGTGATAGTGCATTCTTTAAAGTAAAAAGTTCAAAACGCAGTAATCCAGAAGCAAGAACAACCTTAGATGCCATCCATAATCAAAAAATTCAAAATATATTGGAAGAGAAAGATAATATTGCAAAATACAAAGAAGAACTAACCGCTCTAAAAACAAAAATTAGTGAAACTACATCTGACATTGATATTTGGAGAATGGAGCGAGAAACGGATACAATAGAAAAAAAAATTAAATCTATTGAGGATGGAACAGAACTAATGGATTACTATCTTCGAACTGGAGACATATTATACAATTATTATGATATTCAAGATAAAATCCAGCAAGGAAATCATAACTTTTATTCTAACAAGGCAAAACCAGGTTCTATTCTTGCTATTCTTGAAAAAGTTGCGAACGATGAAGACAATGATGTGAACTGTAATACTACATCTAGTATGAATTTATCTGCATCTGAAAAATCTAGTACAACAACAATATCAAGCGAAAAAAAGGGTCTACAACGCAACCAACTTCTCAATGATTATTTACAGCTAGAAGATCCAACCATGGCTAGAAATACAGTAGAAGAATATGATGATCCATGGACATTATGTGATCAATGTGGTAATGAAATGAACATGTGTTTAAATGAAGCAAACTTAACGTGTCCTAAATGTGGTTATCAAGAGTTTATTCTAGTGGACAGTGATAAACCATCCTATAAGGATCCGCCTCGTGAAGTATGTTATTATGCCTATAAGAAAATCAATCACTTCAATGAATGGTTGGCACAGTTTCAGGCAAAAGAAAGTACAGAGATTCCCGCAGATGTATATGATGCAATCTTGTATCAATTGAAACGTGAACGTATTACGAATGTAAGTTCATTAAAACCGACCAAGTTACGTGAGATTCTTCGTAAAATGAAATGCTCTAAATATTATGAGCATATTCCTCACATTATTAACCGTTTGAATGGACAAAACGCGCCATTTATGTCACGCGAAGATGAAGAAAAACTACGTCATATGTTTCGTGAAATTCAACCATCATTTAAGAAACATTGTCCAAAGGGTAGACGGAATTTTTTATCATATGGATATGTACTGTATAAATTTTGTGAACTGTTAGAGATGGATGAGTATTTGGCATGTTTTCCTTTATTAAAGAATCGTGATAAACTATACTTACAGGATAAAACATGGGAGATGATATGTAAGGAGATGCGATGGGGTTACATTAAAACTGTAGGATAACTGATAAATGCTCTAATGTATTATATGTGATTTAGATATACCATTATATAAATCATATATTATTCTATAACTAAAGATAAAATAGACTCTTAATAAATCAATGTCAATCCCGTCTCAGATGGTCTATCATCTTATTATTAATGCGGTAGCTCCCATTATTACATCAGGTATTACTTCAATGTATACAACCTATTCTGCAAAAAAAGAAGAGGCTACACTTGTCCGAACAGAAACAGATGACGAAGGTGACCTTACCTTATTACAAATGGATCGTCTTCTCAAATGGATGAGTATGGTATTTGACGATTCATATACTTCAACTGCTTCAACAACTTCACAGTCTGATCTACAAAAAGCATACAAGAAAGAATTATATTGTTTATATACAACAATTGTATCTGATTATAGGCAATATCAACAATGGGTTAAATATAATAAGAGTATATGGGTTCTATCGTATTATCGTAATAAAGATACAAAATCACTTGCGAAACGTATTATAGGAGACATCGCATTGTTTAAGGAGGGATTAAAAATGTTTACTATGTTTACGTAAACTGTGTATATAAACAGTGTAAACAAGTCGTATTATTTATATATCACGCGGATACTACCATGTTCAAATTTGCAACACACCTTAATTGTCTCCAACGTAAAATGTATACAATTAAGCATCTTCCAACTCAATTTGAATATTATTCGGCGATGCATATGACTCGATTATGTAACACGCCATTTTTTGTATATAATGATATTGCTATATCTAAAAAAATAGAGTTTGGATTTCCCTTATACGATAAGGGGATTGATATTATAGATGAGAGCTTTACACATATTGCACAAATAAAGTATTATAAAAAAGATAGACATATTGGTTATGGGAAGTTATCAACCTTTTTAGCAACACCGCTATTGGTCGGTCGTAATAACCTTATTCTTACCTTACTACGTACATCGCATTCCAAACTCAATTGTGATATTCAGAATATTATTAAAAGAGGGGGTATGAAAGATATTGAATTATGTAATGCCGAATTTTTAAAGTATATACAGTTTTATAAGTAGTTTGTTCAAAATGTTTAAAAATATGTTTTATTTTTAAAAATAAAGAAATTTTGATGTTAGTTTACAACGTTAGACATGTATTGTTAATTTGAGTTAATAAATGAAATTTGGGGTTTCGAATATAGGTGATTACATACGAGCGGTGATTACATACGAGCGGTGATTACATACGAGCGGGGAATCCAACCAAATTGGCACCCAAACCGAATCCTGCGCCCTGACGGGCCGTGACACCCACGCTGGGGCTCACAGCATCCAAGATGGCAAACACAACGGCAGCGAGGACAGCAAGGGTGGCGACTTCGTCAAGAGGAAGGGCGCGTTTGGGGATAAAGATAGCGGCAGCGGCAATAACTAGACCCTCAATGAGATATTTGATAACACGGTTAACAATTTCAGCGAATCCGTAGCCCATCATTTTCTATATTCAATCCTTAGAAAAAAACTCGCATAAACCAATAGTATTTATTCGTCCGTAATGAATGGCGGTCTAAAGCACCTCCACTTCAAGATTAGTAGAAATGAGTGAATCAAAATCATCTGCCGTATTGGAGGACTTTCTTGACGAAGATACTGAGATTCCTGGTCAGCGTTATGTCCTTCTAAGCTTCCTCAGTCCGGAGAAAGTTCTTGATAAAAAGGAATTGTTTTTCTTTCAAAAGTTTCTTAAATCTTATGAAGTCGATTGGAAGGTTAAGAATCTTGAAAAATACCTAGTTGATGTTGTTAAGCATGTAAACGATCAATTGGACGATCGTGTTAAAGAACTAGAGAAGAATGATCAATTTGACTCTGCAGCAATTTGTCGTAAAAATCGCCTTAGTATTGACAGTGTAATTAGCACATACAGCACATTTGTTCAAAAGAACCAGAGTGATCTTAACAAGACTAAGATTGTAGAAGCGTATGATGAGTTTATGTACGCACACAAGGGTAAATTGGAAGAGGAATTCTATGCACTAAATGAATTTCATACCTCTATGCGTGGCGTTAAGGTTCGTGGTGTATTTAATAATGTAAAGGAGGCAGAATTAAAGGCCAAGAAGTTACAGCAGAAAGACAAATATCACAATATTTTTATGGGAGATGTTGGTAAATGGACACCGTGGGACCCTTCGCCGCATGAGGTTCAGGAGCAGGACTATAACAATGATCAACTCAATACTCTTATGAAGAAATACAAAGAGAATGAGGATTCACGTGAAAAGTTTTTTGATGAGCGTACGCAGAATTCGAAGAAGGTGTTTGGTGCGACTGCGACGGCAACGGCAACTGCATCGTCAGATGGTCAGTTTAACAGTATGTTTAATGGACAGGGCGATCTAGCACATCAGCGCAAGGTTGAACAGGCAAATGTTACAATTGAGCGTGTCGAGGAAAGCAAATCAGAGACTAGCGTAGAAAATTCTGTTCATTCACCATTGCAATAATTGTATAGTAATGATATAGTAATATAAAGATAAGTAATTAATGTAGTATAATGGATAATATTACATTAATTATTAAAGACTATCATATTGAACACTTAGGAATTGGTAACATTTTAAAATGCTTAATTACCGCTCTGAGTATTAATGATGATACTGTAATCGAATGTTATCCAACTTATATATATGGACAATATGATACTATCTTAGAGGAGCGGTTTATATATAATCCCAATATTCCAACAATTAAAACACTTGAAAAGGTGTATACTTGTAGGTTTCTGATAATGACAGATGAAGTGCCATATCAGGTCTCATTACCAAATGAAGAGTGGTATAATGGGGGATTGGAGAATCCAAAATTCTATCAGTATTTCTCATTACATACACAAATAGATTGGAATTACGATCCTTCTATGATACATAACATGGTAAAAACTCGTATTTTTAAAAATATTGATACACTTAAATTTAAACAATGTGTTACACATGAAGTAGAACAATTTATAGGTCTATTTAAAGGGAGTAGTACATTAGGTGTCTCTATTCGTACTTGGAAATCTAAACATGAAACAAATATTATGAGACCTTATACTGTAGATATATATAAACATAAACTACTTGAAGTATTACGAGCACATAGCGAGGTTGATACTATTGTATTATCGATCGATAATCGTGATTATATCGAGCCATATATTTCATACTGTAATGAATTAAATATTCGATATATTATACTTGATAAGAGTGATAATATGAATGATATTCAGTATGCAATCATAAAAGCACTTACACTCTCACACTGTAACTATTTTATTGGAAATCGCATTAGTACATTTTCAGAGTTAGTATTTTGGTTTAGCAAATGTCGTGTAAAAGTGTATACTGTTTTTTAATGAGGTATCGGTTTACGAAGTCACCTATTGGTTTACAAAGTCACCTATCGGTTTACGAAGTCACCTATTGGTTTACAAAGTCACCTATCGGTTTACGAAGTCACCTATCGGTTTACGAAGTCACCTATCGGTTTACGAAGTCACCTATCGGTTTACGAAAAATATCCCGTAGAGGGTACAGGGCCACCTACATAGTTAGAGATGCAACTCTTTGTGGCACCATCACAGAAAGTACCTTCAGGGCATGATTTACCACTCTCATCTACATTGCACATATATGTCGTATTATTGTCACGCCCTCCATCTGCCATGTGACCTACAGATGGAACATTTTCCACTTGCATATCCTCAAATGCTGAAACAACATAATGAGGTTCCATATTGTCAATATAACGCACAATCATCGGCAGTAAAACAACGGCTACAACAAGAAAAATAAGCATTCCACCAATTCCCATTGCTTTAGACTGAACCATTTTCTATCAAATGATAAGGTTTTATTATGGATACTATTGGAATAGATCAATAGGTTACAGAAGGTGACATTTGTAAATCAGAAATACTCGGAAATACAGGTTGCATATCAGATTTACAGTATCCATTGATACACCGTACATGTTCGCCTGAACACGAAGGAAGCCCTTTACCGCATCGTCCTGCATCTACAAACGCCTCTGATGTATTCACGTTCACAACTACATATATTACCATTAATACAGCGACAATAATAAATGCATTTCCAGCAGTATATCGCATATTCGTTCTACTATTATATTAATATCTCTTATTTACATTAATAGATGGTCCTCGAAGTCTCATGCTAGACTGTGGATCGAAATTGGCATTTTCATCATCACCAACACCTCTCGCCAACATTTCAGATTGTCTCCAGAGTTCAGGTGCGCCCATTTTGAATTCACCATGTACTTCTGCCTTATACCAAAAAATAGTATCCTCTAATTTGTTACTCTGAGTATTATTATTGATAACAAGACATTCATAGTTCTGTGTACATTGGTTCATCATTTGACAAAAGAATTCAAAGGAGGGAAACGCAGATCCATAGTTTTCATAGAGACGACGACGATTATTCATGTAGGGCTCTCTCAGAATAAAGACGTAATCTACATTTGTACGAAGGGCTGGTTGGATACCGAGTGGAAACTGCATAGTAATAATGAAAAACACTTTGAGCCATCGTCCGTTCATAAATAGATATTTAATATTTTTATCATGTGTCCATGAATCATCGTACATACAGTCATCTAGAATCATAAATGCACGAGGGTCAATATTTGATTTAATACCTTTATCAGCGTCTTGTTGAATCTTCTGCATGACCAACTTTTGACGTTTTACAAAGTTCGCAAGAATAACAGGATTGTATTCACCATGAATAAACATAGAGGGTACCATTTTTTTAAAAAAACCGTTTGATTCTTCTGTTCCTGAAATGACACATCCCATAGGTAAATCCTGATGATGAAATAATAAATCTCGCACGAGAGTGGACTTTCCAGTACGACGCCGTCCAATAAACACAGCTACCGCATCTTGTGGAATAGATTTCATTACAAACTTCCGGAGATTAATGTTTACACCACCTTGTTGTGCAGCCATTATAATTCTAGTAACATATATACTTTTTGTAGTGCGCTTCATAAACACACATAGAAGTCTCATAATGAAGGAGAATGAGATCCATACTAAAAACTCTTCAGACAGAGCCATGTAGAAATCGTGACATCTCTCCCAATGAATATGAATCGTTCTCCAATTATACACATTTACAGCGATATAATCCTGCGTTGGATTTATTTATATTGCCTGATTCTGCATTAACCCATAAGAATCTAGAACTCCCTTCAAAATATCATATTGAGAAATTGATCTCTTCAGATAAACCTAAATTCTGGAACGCAGAACGTACATCGATAGATAGTGATACGAAAGAATCATGTGAAGTATTTACAAAAATAATTCACCTACTAAATCCGATTGATATGATGAAAGAGAAATATGTATGCCCAGAACATCCATTACTTCCGCAGAGTGAAAAGACATGGAAGAGTACACTTGTTAAGTTGCATAGTCATAATAATCAGGCATATGTCGATGCGACTGCCAATTTTATTTTAAGTCGTTTTAGAGAACTAGATTTAACACCACACTGTATATTATTTTATGGTTCATTCACTGGAATTAGTAAGAGTTATCAGTATAATATTTCAAACGAATATGATACATATCGCCAATGTCGATGGTTTTGGAAGGGTATGGAATCACATAGTGCAAAAATAGTATTACAGCGTGATCAAAATAATCTTAATGCAGAGAATATTCCAAATTATGATGAAATTTATAAGGAGATTACTACATGTCCATTTGATGAAGATGAGGAGTTGCATGTTGATTTATTAGATCTCGAAGATCAGACGGATGTTGAATCTGTAAAATCAATTACATTTGATACAATTGAAGAGGAGACAGAGAATTCGAAAACTATTTTTGAGATTAATAAAAGTATTATGAAAAATATCTCTTTGAAAAGAGGAAATATAGTGAATCTGGATGAAGTAGATGATTTAAATGCATCTGATGCATCTGATGCATCGTATGATTCACAGTCGCGTGACAGGTCTGACAGGTCTAATGTGTCTGA